GACCAAGAAATAAACTTACTGGCTTGTCTAACAGAAATTATGGTGGATGTGAAATGGAAATAGATAAAGTACAAGTGATGAAACCATTTGGGCCTTTAGTTATGATGGCACAATTACCAGAGGGATTTATTAAAAAACTTAATGGAATTGCTGATGAAGTTAAAGAAAAAGGAGATATGGGACCTAGACTTGCTGGTATTATAAAAAAAGAAAGTGAAATACCACATTCTATGTTAGAAGAAAAAAAAGTCATGGATATCTTTCATGCACTATCTAGAAGTTATATTGAACAAGCTTATATAAATGGTGGTCAAAAAAATTTATGGGATGCTATGGATGTTAAAACTCAAATGCAATCTATTTGGACTGTACATCAATATGAAAATGAATATAATCCACAACACAATCATTCACATTGTCAGATAAGTGCTGTGTTATATTTAAAAGTTCCTGCTATGAAACCTAGAAACATACCTGGCAAAAGAGATAAGGATGGTGAAATAGAATTTACATTTTGTCAAACTGATAGTATTTTTACAACAGGTTCTTTTGTAGTAAAACCAAAACCTGGCATGTGTTTATTATTTCCTAATAGTTTATTTCATCAAGTATATCCATTTCAAGGTTCTGGTGAAAGAAGAAGTATTGCATTTAATATGTCATACAAAGGATTTAAAAAAGATAGTGGTATACAAATTGCTGGAGATAGTGTAAACTTATATAACGAAACTAATCATGCAGACACTATACCATGGCGAGTAATAGAACAAGGATATCACAAATGAGTTATGAATTAAAAGAATATTTAAAAGCTATAAATTCTTCCAAAGAAAAACTTATGGATGGTGAAGATGAGATGTGGGAAAAGAAATATCCACCTTATATTGTAAACAAATGTCTTGCTCCTTTTCAAGATACTATCTTTCTAGTTAATGAAATGAATATACATCACCAGACAGATAAGAAATTACAGTTTGACTTTTTACTAAATACTCTAAGAACAAGGCAAAGATATACACCTTGGTTGAAAGCGAAAAAAGAAAAACATTTAGAATGTGTAAAAGAGTATTATGGATATAGTAATGANAAGGCAAAATCAGCTCTTAATATACTAAATGATGAACAAATNAAAACTATNATNNATAGTTTAGATAAAGGNGGTAAACATGGAAAATAATNTACAATGGACACAGGAGCAGATGTTTGAAGTTCTTTTAAAAGAACCAGATGANTTCCTAAAGATTAGAGAAACTTTATCTCGTATAGGAGTTGCNTCTAGAAAAGAAAGGAAACTATATCAGTCTTGCCATATACTTCATAAACAAGGTAAGTATTACATAGTACACTTTAAAGAATTATTTGCACTTGATGGTAAGGATACAAACTTATCAGAGAATGATATTGCTAGAAGAAATACAATAGTTAAACTTCTAAGTGATTGGGGATTGGTCACAATGAAAGGTACACCAGAACCGATTGCACCATTAAGTCAAATCAAAATTATTTCATTCAAAGAAAAAGATGAGTGGATGTTGGAAACTAAATATAACATAGGGAAAAAGAAAGAGGTAGTATAATGGCATATTCAGATAAAGTTTTAGACCATTACGAGAATCCTAGAAATGTAGGAACACTCGATATAAAAGATTCATCAGTTGGTACAGGTATGGTTGGAGCACCAGCTTGTGGCGATGTAATGAAACTTCAAATCAAAGTAGGTGATGATGGTATCATAACAGATGCTAAATTTAAAACCTATGGTTGTGGTTCTGCCATTGCATCATCAAGTCTATTAACCGAATGGGTTAAAGGACAAAGTGTAGATGAAGCTTTAAAAATTAAAAATAGTGACATTGCAGAAGAACTTGCACTACCACCAGTAAAAATTCATTGTTCAGTATTGGCAGAAGATGCTATCAAAGCTGCACTTGCAGACTATAAAGGTAAACAAGAAGCAATGGGTACATGGCAACCTAACGAGTAAATACATTATGAAGAACTTTCAATCGTTCATCACAGAGGAAAATGTGAATGATGGTGATATTCAAATTGCTGTCTTAACTAAAACATCTTCAAATAAAGAAGAAGTGGTTGCAAACCAACTTAAAAAGTATTCAGATAAAAATAAAATTCCATGTCACATTGTTAATACAAGAGAGGCATGGGTATCAGATAACGATTTAGAAAAAGGTACTTTAACTATATCAAATGTAGAGGGAGAAAGACTAGACTTTGATGTACATAAAACAGTCGTATTTGTTCGTGCTGGAGTATTAGATGATGAAGTAGGACTTGCATTACTTTCTACTTTTGAAAAGGCAGGTGCATTCATGATTAACAATCGAGATGGTATGTTAACTTGTGATAACAAAATGACATCTTATATAACATTTAATCAAAATGGAATACAAACACCTAGAACATCATTAATCAATAATGAAGATTCAGTTGCAGATGCACATAAAAGAATAGGTGCTAAGTTTCCTGTTATCATAAAAACAATTACAGGTACACAAGGTATTGGTGTGTCTATTGCAAATGATTATAAAAGTTTAATATCAAATGTACAATCACTATGGAAGTTTGGAGCTGAACTTTTAATACAAGAATTTTTAAAAATGGATTTTGATATTAGAACTATTGTGGTGGATGGTGTAATTATTGCCTCTACTAAAAGAGTAAAACCAAAAGAAGATTTTCGTTCTAACAGACATAGAGGAGCAGAAACATTTCCTTATAAACTTTCTGATGATGAAAAAGAAGCAATACTAAATGCATATCGTTCTACAGGTGCATACATGGTTGGAGTAGACCACTCAGTTGTAAATGGTAAAACATATATTCTAGAATGTAATGGTTCGCCAGGTATTGGTTCTAACTTTGGAAATAGTAAAGGTGAGAAAACTACTAACGAAAGATTAATTGAAAAAGTAGTAACTCATATTGCAAAAGTTAAAAGTAGATTTGTTGGAGCAACACAAACTGCTGGATATGTAGAGAGATTAGAAATTGTAGGACTTGGCCCATATCGTGCTAAGTTTGATACAGGTAATGGAACTAAAGCATCTATGTTTCATGTAGACAAATTAGAAATAAAAGGTAAGATGGCTAAATGGGAAAGAGATGGTAAAAAATTTACTAACAATATTGTTGGTGTATCTAGACCTATGCATGTAGACCAAATAGATAAAAGACCAATTGTATTAGTAGACATAAAATTTAATAACAAATTATATAAAGATGTGCCAATAGGATTAACCACAAGAGATTCTAGAAGTACATTTTTAATTAATAGGGAATTACTCACTAGATTAAAAGTTGCAGTAAATCCCGACAGGAAATTCGTTCTATCAAGTTACATAGAACGAGGTGATAAAAATGATGAAGACTATAGGGACCCAAAATGATAAATGCACTTAGAAAAAAATATGAAGCAGAAGTTGCGGCAGCAAAGGCTAACATTGATGTTTATATAAACAACCCAGTCGGTATAGGTGAACACCCAGACTTAGTTGGAGCGGTAGATTTAGAAATGACCAAGTTGGCAGATGCGTCTGATAAACTTGCAACATTGAATTCATTCTACCCAGAAACCGCAGAAGAATTTTTACAAGAAGAAAACAAATAAACATTGACAAAACTTGTTGAGCCAGATATACTGGCACATATATTATGAACTTTTATACAAATGTAACACCATGGGGTAATACCCTGCTTGTCAGAGAGTATGTAAATGGAGAAAGAGTTAATCGAAAGGTTAAGTATTCCCCTACTCTATTCTGTAAAGTAATTAAAGAAACAAAACATAAAACCTTAGATGGTCAATATGTTACACCTGTAAAACATAATACAATCAAAGAAGCAAAAGAATGGTTAAAGTCTTATGAAGACCAACCACATCTTATCTATGGTAATACTACATTTCAATATAATTATATTGCAGATGAGTATCCTAATCATGTAAAGTGGGATGTAGATAAAATTCTTATTGTAACTATTGATATAGAAGTTGCATGTGAAAATGGATTTCCAAACCCAGAAGATGCGATTGAACCATTACTATCAATTACAATTAAGAATCATCAAAATAAACAAATATTAGTTTGGGGTACAGGTGAATACAAAAACACAAGAGAAGATGTTACTTATGTAAAATGTGAAAATGAAAAAGAATTAATACAAGAGTTTTTATCTTTTTGGCAAAAGAATCAACCAGATATTATTACAGGTTGGAACACAGAATTTTTTGATATACCTTATGTATGTAATCGTATTAAAAATTTATATGATGAAAATGAAGTGAATAGATTATCACCATGGGGTAATGTATCAGGTAGAGAAATTTATCAAATGGGTAGAAAACATCAAGTCTATGATATACAAGGTGTATCACATTTAGATTATTATGATTTGTATAGGAAGTTTACATATACCAATCGTGAGAGTTATAGACTTGACCATATTGCCCATGTTGAACTCGGTGAGAGTAAAGATGACAATCCATACGAAACATTCCGAGAATGGTACTTAAAGGACTTCCAATCGTTCATTGACTATAACATACAAGATGTAGAAATTGTTGATAGACTAGAAGATAAAATGAGATTGATTGAACTATGTTTGACTATGGCTTATGATGCCAAGGTTAATTATATGGATGTACTTGGTTCAGTTAAATATTGGGATATACTAATCTATAATGAACTTAGAAAAAAGAATATAGTTATTCCACA